GATTCATCGGCATGGCTCATGAAAGACCCGACACCAATCTTTGACCACATCGAAAAGCACGGGTATTTTATCCTGCACAATCACGGACAGTTTAACGGGTGGTGGTGCAATGACAGGCAGTTAAAGGCGTTCGGGTATAACCGTGATGAGGCTATGACGCAACCTCATGCAGTAGGTGGGATGGTAGGATTTGATAAGATAAGCACGGGGTGGCTGTTTAATGAATGGGCTGACCACATACACCTGTTTAAAGGTAAATGGGACAACAACCTACACACCGAAAGCCATGACGACCGTTGCAGGGGTTCACGGCACGACCAGTCCGTGTTGTCGCTATTAGTAGCAAAACATAACTTGGACTTACAAAATCAGGCAGGATTTGTTACCTTTGCTCCAGAAGTGTTAGATGGAATCGTAGCAATGAGGGGGATGTAAGATGAAACCACACGAACTATATCCACATATCGCAGGTGTAGCGTATTCAACAAGGGAAACCTTGCAGAATAGCTTTGATCTCGGATTCAGTGTAGGTGCATTAGGCATTGAGGGGGATATTGTGGAATGTGGTATCGCAGCGGGGGCAAACTTCGCAATGATGATTCACGGATGCCTGAAAGCAGAGAATAACACGACCCGTAGGTTTTGGGGGTATGATTCATTTGAGGGTATTCAACTAGCAGGTAGGAAAGATGAAGAACAGGCAGGTATTGGAGAGATAACCCATGACGTGAATGTGCCTGAATCGGAACTACTGAAATCATCGGGAATTACCGTGCATAGCAAGGAATCGGTAACGCATAACCTTGTAAGGTGGTTCAGCCCTAACACGAATTGGAAGTTGGTGAAGGGATGGGTACAGAATACCATTCCATACGAAGCACCCGACAGCATCAGCATTCTACGGTTGGATATGGACGTTTATGATCCGACTATGTTTGCCTTGCGTCAACTGTACGATAAGGTCAGCAAAGGCGGGTATATCATCATTGACGATTGGGCATTAGCAGGAGTTCGTACGGCAGTCATGGAGTTTTGGACTGAACGAGGATTGAAGCCTGAAATTAAACAAGTGCCGAATAGTACACCGATATATTGGATAAAGGAATGAAAGATAAAATACACTACGTTTACAAGACCACAAACCTAATAAACGGGATGTATTATATTGGTGTGCATAGTGGTCACGGAATTCATGATGGGTATTTAGGAAGCGGGAAAGCCATTAATGCCGCAATAAAAAAGCATGGAAAGGAGAGTTTCCGCAAAGAAATATTAGAGGTTTTCAATTCAAGAGATGATGCAGATAAAGCAGAGCAAAGAATTGTAAATTATGACATTATAAAAGATATAAACTCTTACAATCTAGTTTTAGGAGGTGGGGGTGTTTACGCTTTGAACCGAGAAAAAAGAACAGAATTCTTAAAAGAGTTCGACTATCTGTATTTTATTTCCGAAACAAATAGGGAAAAACCTATAGTATGGAGAAGCGAAACAGAACGGTATATATTTGTAATTGACCATGAAAAGCTATTGATTAGGGATAAAAAGGTTTGGCAAACATACGTTGACCAAGAGAATCAGTTTGCAGTAAAAATATTTGAGGTGATTACATCACGGGAAATTTATAAAAAGATCGCTAAAGATATGGGCGGGTTTTATAATGATCTGAATAAGGAGCATTTATACAATTATTACTTGGATAAGATATTTGTGCAATTTGGAATGATTGAATTTTGCTCATTTAAAGTTGTGACAATCAAAGAATACGAAAGATATTTATCAGAAAATAAATCAGAATAATGCCAAAGGGAGGCAAAAGAGAAGGCGCAGGAAGAAAATCAACAGGGGAACGAAAATCCCTTGTGGAACGCCTTTCCCCTTATGATGATAAAGTGTGCAGTGTTATTATCAAAAAAGCAATATCAGGTGAACCCGCTTTTGTTAAAATGTTTATGGAGTATCTACACGGAAAGCCTGACCAATTTATTCAAGCCGCAATAGAAACCAAAGAGGTTCAGACGTTCAGCATTGGAGGCAAAGAAATTACTTTTTAAACCATACCCGAAACAGGATGAGTTTTTAGAAGCCTGTAATTCGGGGAAGTACACGGTGCTGACTTATGGCGGTGCGATGGGTGGAGGCAAGTCGTTTGTAGCGATTGCCTACCTAATCTTTTTATGCAAGGTTTATCCGAACAGTAAATGGTGTGTCATTAGGGATTCAGTCCCGACCATGAAGAAGACAGCATTGGAAACGTTTAAGAAGTTATGCCCGATGAACTTTTTACAGAACTTCAATCAGAACGACCTGACTGCTACCTTCACCAACGGTTCACGGATTATCTTTATGGCGGAGGATTATCAGAATGATAAGGACTTTGACAGGTTTAAGGGATTGGAAGTGAACGGTTTTCTGTTAGAGCAGATTGAGGAATTACAGGAAGGGTTACTAGATGTCTGCCTGATCCGTGCAGGACGTTGGAGGATAGACCCGATGCCAAAGCCGATTATCCTATCAACGGTAAACCCAACACAGAACTGGGTGAAGACCAGAATCTTTGAAGCATATCGCAAAGGCACACTGCCCGATGATTGGTTTTATCTACCCGCTACCATTGAAGATAATCAGGAGTTAAGAGGCGACCCAGACTACATGAAGAACCTGTCCCGACTAGACCCGCTTACATACAGGCGTTATGTGCTAGGGGATTGGGATGCGTTTGAGGTGAAAGCACCGTTCTTCTATGCGTTCAAGGAAGAAAAACACGTAAAACCCGTTACCTACAATCCGATGTTGGAGGTCATGCTGTCCTTTGACTTTAACTGCGACCCGATAACCTGTATTGGAGCGCAGGAAGATGCGGAGGGATTGAAGATATTCAGGGAGTGGCGCATAATGGGATCGGATATTTACACCCTGACCGCTCAAATAAAGGCGGATCTTCCTCATGCGTTATTCCTTGTTACAGGTGATGCAACAGGCGCAAACCGTTCGGCTCTGACTAAAGGGAACATCAATTATTACACCGTGATTGAGAATACATTAGACCTCGCACCCGCACAGATGAGGCAGTTGACGGTCAATAGTTCTCATGCTGATAGCTATATCCTTTGCAATTCCATTCTGCAAAATATGCCCTTTGCCGTGTCCGATGAATGTCCTCACATGATCTACGACCTGAAAAACGTGCAGATTGAGTACAAGGAAGAAAAGATGGTGATACTAAAAGACAGAAAGGATAAAACCCGTGAGGCTGACTTAGCGGACTGCCTACGTTATCTTTTTGCAACTTTTTACGGTGATTTTGTACGGTTTAATATTTAATTGATTATATTCGCACTCGGCTACGGCACAGATGGATGAGCGTGATTTGTTTATGCAATGGCGTTATCTTACACAGGTCAATTCCTAGTCCCGACTACCTCCACTTTTACTTCATCAGGAATAGCGGCTATCTACTATCAGTTAAGTTCAGGAAATGCAGGTTCTTCACAGACATTACAAGAACTGTTAGGAGTATTTAAGACCACACTTGAAACTTATTTTGGTGGCACTTTTGCTTGGACTACAACAACCGTAGGTAGTAATTATCAAATTGATTTCACTTTCATAGGACTAACAACCGATCCGAGTGCGCAACCCGAAGGTGATTTAGCTTCACTTGTATTGGTTGCAGATGACGGCAGTGTGTATTCATCAGCATTCTCTGAAATTTGCCCCGAATGTCCACCATCAGTCAACCCAGAAGATGCAACCGACTGCCTTAGCTGTTATCAGCAGGAAGCGGACTTTTGCGCTGATCCTATTACCATTTTAGGGCTATCAGATAACACAAACTACACGCTGAACATCCTCGACAGTCAATCAGGTAAGACCTACACATATGATGTTACAACCGATGGGAATGGTGAAGCCGATATAACCACAGGCGACTTCCCGACTGGACTATTTAGCCCATACAACAGCCCATTCACGATTACAATAAAGGACACCAACGGAAACCCTGTAGTGTTGACGTATGGCTATGTGAACTATTCCTGCATTGACCTGACTATCATTAACTCCTACTCGGCATGATAACGCTATTAATCATCAATGCGCTGTATATTGTCGGGCTTCACCTTGCAACGGGTGATGAAATGATATTCAGTAAACCTGCGTTGTGGATTGAAACCAAGTTGCCGTATTGGATGACAAAACCACTATTCAACTGCCCTACCTGTATGGCATCGGTGCATAGTATTATACCGTTTTGGTATATGCACGACCTAAACCCGCTCAATTGCGTATATTATGTATTGTACGTGTTTGCCCTTGCAGGATTATCGACCATATTAGCACGATTAACCGAATGACACTACAAGAACTTGGATTCAGCTACTTAGGTACGTGCGCCTGTGCGGGGAAGCCTGAAAGATGGGTACACGCTAAGAGGTTGGAAGTAAAGAAATGGAAAGATGGGCGGTGGAAGCTACTGCGTGGAGGCTTTCTAGTTCGGTACGGCAAAGACCCCAACAGCATTGAAATTGAAGTACAACAATACATGACAGAAAATAATCTATGAAGAAAATCTTATTGAAACTACTCGAAATGTTTTCCAAGCCAAAACAGTGGAACTTGGAGGAAGGACACATTGTAGAACTGGCATTCACCGACAGAGGGCGCAAGTATTACAAGCTACTCGATATGTGGAATACGTACAGTCAACGTGGATTACAGGCATTGCAGGTGTATGAGGAATGGGATATGCGGTTGAAGAAAGAGGACTTACAGGACTTCATACTAGGGTTTGAAACTATCCTTCGAAATCAGAAAAGCATTAACATCATCGAGATGGTGAGGCTTGTTGAGATGTTGAAAGAACGCACACAATTCCCCGTCCCGACCGAAGACATCGCATACAAGTTTGCCGCTATCATGTACTTCGATGAGAATGAATCACCGTACAAGGTTGACCCTGATTACATCGCTAATAAGATCGCACGATGGAAGGAGGCATCTAGTGAAGTGGATCATTTTTTTATATTACAGCGGCACGTGGATATGCTTCCCTTGCCACAGCTATCAGAGGACGTTTTAAGGAAATGTTTGATAGCAGTCGAAAAAGTGAACGCCTCGCAGTTGGAGTACATCCAGCAATTAAACTCGCAGGCATCAACGAACGTGGATTCATCCAACGCACAATGATGCGACAGCGTTACGGATTGGATATAGATAGATTGACATTATGGGAGTATCTACTGCTCCTTGAACATACAGACAAACAAGATCAACAGTCTAACCAATAAAAAACTAAAACAAAATGGCAACATCAATTAACTTCGGTGCGCCCGAACTCGGTTTCGGATCATTCGGGGTCGCTAAATGTCAGGTAGAAATTCAAGAGAATGGAGTAGCCATTTCAACACGCCTGTACTACTTCAATGTAAATGAGTTTTGTGCATTCGTGGATACCACAGCCGTAAATTACGCCTCTGTTCATTTTGGGCAACACGTGATTAATATTTCAAACGGTGATTACGATACTATCTACTACAATGGAGGATCAGTCGCTAATCCATACCTTGCAATCTACGCACTTGCCGAAGAAGTTGCACAATTAGCACCGTAATGACCTACTCTTTCGTCAGCTATTCCGATACACAGATCAAAGTCACCGAAGATAGTCGTGAGTACATCTATAAAAAGGTGTACTGCACGACTTCGGTAGAAGGTGATTACTTTATTTTCAGCACTCACAACGCTGAAACTGGGCTGATGATGCAACAGTATAAGCTACTCTATTCTGATTGCGCCTCACCTTCCACCGCCTCTTCAGATGCGTTAAAGGATGCCGTAGATGCTATCATTAACTCGTATGCGGGTGGTGGAGGTGGGACAGTCACAACGACCACTATCACGGTCACAACACCAATCAAAGAATTTAGCGCAACCGTTACGGACACCTCTGCAACAGCACTGTCTAAAGTAATGGCAACTCACAGCCCGACAGCGCAAACACAGGCAAACTTTGGAAGCGCAATATTTATCTATTCAGTCCCTGCAAGTGGAAGTATTCTATTTACCCTTGTAGCCACAGAGAATGACTTGTTATACGGTGATTACATAATCAATTATACTATCAGCACATGATTATCTATAATGACGGCACAACGCTCAATAGCACCAATCTTGAGCGTCCGAGAACAGACGTAAGAACATCGGGGTCTGTCGGTATTCTCAATGGGGAGGTGGCATTAGCTCTCAATGGTGAAACGACCGCCGCGATTGATATGCGAACGGCAGCGTTTAGCGGAACAATTACCATTCAGGGAACTATTGACGGCACAAACTACATTACCATAGCCGCATTCAACCCGTTAACGGAGTTGTGGATTACGACATTCACAGCAGCAGGGCAATGGGTGCTTCCTAACATTGCAGGGTTTAGGATTATACGGTGCATTGCCACATCCTACACGTCAGGGGCTGCAACGGTAACTATCAACGCCTCGCTCGGTCAGGCGGTGGCATACAACAAACCAATACCCGCAAACCTTACAGGCACGGCAGTAGGTACATCAGGGGCAGCAGTAACGCTGACTATTTCCAGTGGTGGTGCGGGGTTGTATCATTACCTCTGCTATCTACGTATCGACCGCTTTGCAGTGGCGTTACTTACAGCAGGTGCAACGCCTGTAACGGTAACAACTACCAACATCAGCGGGTCAATCGCCTTTAGTTTCCCTGCCGAAGCAGCCGCTCAAGGCACAATCAACACACAGGAGATTTCACCATCAAACCCGATTAAATCCACCACAGCAGGAACTAACACAACCATTGTTTGCCCTGCAACTACTAACGTGATTTGGAGGGTAACAGCAGTGTACTACGTATCAGCATAACCACAGATGGCAACAGAAAACATTCAGATAAAATTCACCGTTGATAAGACCCAACTAGACGGGGCTGTTGCATCATCCAAAACCCTCGAAGCGGAGTTAAAGAAAGCGGGGGTGTCGGCTCAATACATGGATTCTGCACTCGAAGGAGTTGACGAAGCATTGAAGGAGGCGGGTGTCGATGCCAAGACGTTTAACAAGGCGTTAGAACAATCCGCACAATCCACCAAGACCCTACGCACTCAATTAGCAGAGGCGAAGAATGAAGCGGTGAGAATGTCCCAACAGTTTGGGGCGTTCAGTAAAGAGGCACAAAATGCTGCTAAGAAAGCCGCATTAATTAAGGATGAGATAGGTGACCTGAATGATACATTAGACGCACTCAACCCTGATGCCAAGCTAAACGCATTTGTGAAATTAGGGCAAGGTATTCAGGGTGGATTCCAAGCCGCTACTGGTGCATTGCAACTATTCGGAGTAGAGAATGAGCGCATCACCAAATTAGCGCAACAGTTTCAGGGTGTGCTGAACTTAACGCAGGGGATTAACTCTGTTTTGCAGTTAAAGGACGTTTACGGACAGTTGCGGTTGGTGTTGGGAGTGACTACTACGGCACAGGCAGGACTAAATACTACAATGGCAGCGGGTGCATTAGCAGCAGCCCCGTACATTGTGGCTATCGGTGCAGTATTAGCCGCTACATACGTGCTGACAGAAGGCTTTGACGATGAAGCGGAGGCGATGAAAAAACTACGGGATGAACGGGAGGCGTTAACAAATGCCACGATTGCAGCCGCATCATCATACCTAGATTTTATTGGAGTTAATGAAAAGATTTACACCCTGCTAAAATTGCAAGGGGCAAGTGAACTGGATATATTACAATTAAAGGAAAAGAATTTAGGAAAGGATTTGGAGTTGTTACGTGCAGCACAGGCACGACTGAACGAGGCTGATTTTACAAAAGAAAACCTTGAGAAGCAGAATGAAATAACTAACCGAATCACTGATGCGTTGTTAGACCGTCAAATCATTCAGGCGCAAATAAATAACCTGCTCAAAGAACAGGCTGTACTTGCAGATCAGGCTAAGAATAAGTTTACTGTTGCAATCAAATTACCAAGCCCACAGGTATTACAGAAGGAAACAGAAGACGCATTAGATGTAATTGGAACTACGATTACACAAAAGTCAGGCGACATTCCACCGCTTCCATTTTGGAGTAAGGAAGAAATACGTGAACGCTTAGATTTTGCATTATCAGCAGCACAGGAAACGCTAGATGTAATTCGTACATTCTCTCAAGCCCAATACACCGAAGAACTACAAGCCCTTGAAGAATCAAAACGACAGGGCGCAATTACAGAGGAAAGGTATCAGGAGCGTGTTAGAAAGATTAAACGTAAAGCAGCAGAGGAAGATAAGAAGTTCCAAATCTTCGCAGCGACAATGGGTGCAGCACAGGCAATCATTAACGCACTCGGCACTACCCCCGCATCAGCAGTTCCATTCGCAGTAGCGTTAGCATCCATCACAGGAGCGGCTAACCTTGCAAAGATCGCAGCAACACCGCTTCCACGATTCAAGACAGGAACACTGAATGTAGGTGGTGGCAATGTAGATGCTGATGGTGGTATGCACGCCATTATTCACAGAGGCGAAGCAGTTATCCCCGCTGACCGTAACCGTGACTATCACCCCACTATTTCCGCACTGTTTAAACGTCAGATAAAGCCATCTGACATTAATAGCTTTGTGGAGATGAAGCTAAAAGGTAGAATGAACAATACGGTGAACGCAAAGATTAACGCCCGTGAATTAGCAGGTGTAATGCCAAAGAATGATAATGTGAATATCCGTAATTCTGCACTTTTAGCTAGGCAGATTGGAAAGGAAATTGCACGGAATAACGACCCCCGCATGAGATGATAAGATTTCTATTCGATAGCACAGAAGTAGATAACCCCTCCAATTTTGAGGAGTTAGAATCCGCATTGAAACTCGATGAGGTGCTAAACGCTGTCTTATTGGTAGAAGATACTTCACTCAACTTTGTCGGTTCTGCTTATGATTACCTCACAACCAAAGAACTCGAAGGGTTTTGTACCGTGATTGATGTAACCGTACAGGATACGTGCGGAGGCAATGTGTACACCACCATCATTGAAGGAAAGATATTCATATCAGATATAATCTTCAATGAACGGTTATGCACGGCTACGGCAAAAATCAGGGATCGGTCATTTTACTCTATGATTAACAATAACAAAAGTGTTGAAGTTGTTGCAACTACCAATCAGACCAAGAACCTAGAAGTAATGACGCCCGCCACACTCTATAACTTAGACGTGTACGGGCTAAATAACGTACTATTATTTAACAACGTCCCATCGTATCGCATCTTTGAGGTGCTACGTACAGCAGTTGCATTCCTGACTGATAACCGTGTCGGGTTTGCTTCGACTATCTTCGACATCGGAGGGGATTATGAAGGGTGGTGTATTACCAATGGTGTAATGCTTCGGACTGCTACCATTGCTGGCATGACCTCTTCCACGTTTGATAAAATCATTCGTGAATTAAAAGCACGGCTACCGATAAAGTTCACGATTGAAAACCCCTACACCACCCCTGTTTTACGTATTGAATTAGAGGACTATTTCAACGGAACAGATACAGCATTTGCAATAGATGACATTTATGAAATCACCCGTAAATACGAGGTGAATAAATTATACAGCCGTGTCGATATTGGATCGAGTGTTGTGGATGCTGACTTATCGCTTTCCTTCCCTGAAAATATTAGGTTCTTAGGATTCAGTGAAGAATCATACACCGTACTTGGTGAATGCAACATCGACACCACATTGAGCCTTCAAGGTGATTGGATTGTGAGTAGTAATGTGATTGAAGCCATCACCACTAATGGGGATCAGGGATACGATAATGATATTGTACTGTTTGCCTCCGTACTTACCAACGCATCGAACGGACGCACATCGAATAGTAACTTCCTGAACTTAGACCCACCACTGTACTACTACAATGAATCCCTGACCAATCAGGCAATCTTTGCCCGTTACGTTGGGGCTATTCCAAATAGCTTAGCTGCGTTTTCAGGTGCAAAAGGCGATGGTATATTCAGGGCGTTTGTAGGTAGTCCTATTGCAGTCGCTTCGGGTGCATTCGTTAATAACTCGGTTGATACTACCAACGTAGCCGTGAACACGGGTAGTTACTTTGACGGCACGGATAAATTCACAGCAGGAGTAGCGGGGGTGTACGACATCAATATCCACATGGAGTTCAACTGCGATGTTTTTGCAGGAAACCGTGCAGATATTACCATGCGAATCCGTCAATTTGATAGCACGGGAACATTAGTACAGACCATCGTACCCGTAGCAACAACAGGCGGAACAACGTACAGTTATTTCAGTACAGGCTTACAAGTATTCGACCGTTCGGCACGGGTAGTAATGAATGCGGGAAATTACCTGCAATTATCATTTACTAAACTTGACCAATTTGGTACAACATCGGAGGGAGATATTACAGTTGACACCTATTGGGAGTGCGAAGAAAATACCGTTGGCGGTGGTATATTCAAAGACTACGATTATCAGGACTACCCGATTAATATATTTGAATTTGAATACCCGTTAACCGCTACACAATGGCAGACGCTTATTGCTGACCCAAAACAAAAGATTAACTTTGCGATGGAAGGGCAAACACCACGAACTGCATACATAAAGAATGTGACCCGTAACCACGTGACAGGAGTAACAACATTCAGCCTCATAAACACGACAACGCAAAATGCCTCTTAGTTTCATACCTAATCAGCCGTTTATTTGGGGATCACCACTTCCCGAACAGCCATGCCTGAACAACGATAACAGGGCGTATGCTCAAATCGTACAGCCAAATGATACCGTATGCGTTCAGCAGATCATGACCCCGTGTGATGACGCTATCAACTGTGAGCCGAATATGTTTGGAGTACCTGCTGCACTGTCAGTAGGTGGTGTGCTTGGTAGTGGATGGAGTGTTAGCGGTTTTGGAATAGAATACACGGGTGCAGGTGGTGTAGTAGGGAATGTGGTTTATACCCCAACCCTTCCAATAGTGGCAGGTAACGTTTATCAGGTAGATATTACAGTTCTTTCAGTTACAGGTAACGCAGGAATATTTGTTTCTCTTGGACTGGATACCTACGCAACTGAAATCACACAGGCAGGTACATACGTGTTTTGGTTAGTGGCTCAAACCACAGCTGATACAATGGTATTTACCATGAACGCCTCCGCAAATACAGGCGGGGACACGATGGAAATATCTGCTTTTACATTGTCATCTACCATGTTTTGTTGGGAAGATAGTTTAGGTTTTGGTTATCCTACATGGGGTTACAGCCTTGTAACCGATGGTATTACAGCAGATGGTAAATTCTGTTCCATCACGGACTTTGGAAGCCTGACAAATCTGACCGCATATAGTAATGACGGCAACTACCACCGTGTAAATCTGCGTATCACCGATTGCACACAGGGAGGTTTAGAGGTTACGTTAGGAGGCACGTACTTAGGTACAACAGCAGGTAACGGAGAATTTCAGTTCTACGGTGTGCCGAATGACGCATCGGGGTCACTGATACTGACTAAAGCGGGTGACTTTGACGGGTGCGTTGATAATGTAACCGTTGATGATTTCGGATTCTTGGATGTGTCGTTTATTGATTCAACTGTGTATGGATTGATTGTTATTAACCAATCAGGAATTGGTGCAACTGACCGTATTGAGTTTGTGGTGAATGATGACCGTATAACGTGGTGCTTCGATGTGTCGGATTTAACCAATGGAGGATTCCCAATTGAATTAGGGTGCAACATTGACTACCGATTGAGATTAACAGAAGATTGTGCAGGCAGCCCAACCACCTACGATTCATTAACGGTACTACGATACAACCCTGATAGATGGGATTGCACCTTTGTTGTGGAGGGTTACAGTGATGGCTATAACTTAGGATTCTATTTCGGGGCTACTACTAACAACGTGTTCAAACTTACACAGCGTTTGCGTATCTTGCAATTTGCACCTAAATATCCAACACAAGGTGAGGAATATCTCTTTAGCAGTGGTATCTTTGGCAGATCATACGCACAACGTGGAAAGGTCAGAACAGCCCATTTTGATTACGTGGATGAGCCTACACATGATGTCATCAGCACACAGTTAATATGCGATGTACTGACCATTGACGGTGATGTGTACTTTGCGCCTGTAAAAGATTACGAACCTGAATGGGATGAGAACCGATACAACCTTGCACAATCAAAGGTTGACATGATACGAGTAACTGAACCTGTAAT